GGAACCGCTGACTGAAATTCGCCAACGGAATTTATGACAAAAGAGTATCCATGGGCGGAGGTGGGCCTTGCGAAAACGCTGGGGGTGCAAAGGGGACTCCTGCGATCCATGCGCAAGCACATGGTGAAAAACGTGGACTGGATCGTGGACGGGAAAAGCGTGCAGTGGAGCCAGAGCGCGGCTGAGGCGGCTGCAAAAAAAACGGGCGCGATTATACCGAACGGGCACCAGAAGCCTCTCCTGCACTCACCAGTGAGTGAGGAACCGCCACCGCAGGAAACTTTCACGGTGCTGAAAACGATGGTGAATCCGCACATGCTCCTCGTGACTCCAAAAAACGGCAGCGAGGGGAGGGAGACAACTGTGCGGGTGCAGAACAACCGGAACTTTCGTCCCGGCATGGAGGTGACGGCGCTGCACCGAAATAACTGCTGGTGGCTGATCGGGCGTTGCCCGCGTTACCCGGGAAAATGGTGATGAAGGTGGAAGGAACGATAATCATTCACCCGAAGTACCAACGCCTGAAGCGCGTGATCGGGGATCGAGCATTGGAGGTGCTGGTGAGGTTGTGGGGGCACTGCGAGCAGGGGCAGAAAGGAGAGTTTTGGAGGGGTGCTGACGAAAGCTATCTGGAGGCAGTCGCGGGCTGGACCGGAGAGCCTGGGAAACTTGCGAAGGCGCTGAGCGTGTGCGGGTGGGTGGTAAAACAGCCGAGCGGAATCCGCATAAGCAACTGGGCCAGACATAATTGGAGACGTGTCACGAACTGGCAGCTTGGGCATAGGCCAAAGGTGAGCCACCGCGCAACCAACGGGAAGCCAGAGGCAAGCCAAGGCTCAAGCACTGGCACAAGCCCTCTGACTGAACTGACTGAACTGACTGAAGTAAAGACGGAGAGAGAGAGAGGTGCTGGCGCTCAGGTCGTGGAAAGCAAGCTGGTTTGGGGCGTGCTGAACAAACGGATAAAGGAGCTGGAGCGGGCCAAGGCGTGCGGAGATTTCAACGCGGAGGATCGGGTGGAATTACGGAAAAAACGCGCCGAGCTGCGGGCGCTGGAGGCGAAGCAGCAGGTGGGGGATTTCAGCGTATGAGAATTTCTGAATGCTACGAGCCGAGAATCGAGCCGGTGACGCTGACGCGAGGGCAGGAGGACATGGCGATGTACGTGGCGCTGAAACGCCACACGCACGCGGACCGGAACGGCTGGGGGTCCAAGTATTTCGAAGAACCCAGTATGTCCGGCGAGTATCAGGGAGCAGCAGCCGAGCTGCTGGTATCGTGCACGACGGGCCTTTTCTGGCACGCGCTGGCCGATAATCCAAAAAATCTGCCGGGGGACGTGGGGCACTGCCAGGTAAGGCAGACGAACTACATCGACGGGCATCTCATGGTGCACCAGGACGATCCGGATGGCGCACCGTTCATCCTCGTGACTGGCATAGCGCCACGGCAACAAATCCGGGGATGGCTGCTGGGGAAACTCTGCAAACGTGCCGAGTGGTGGCAAACGCACTTGCACGGAAGGAAGCTGCCCACACCCGCGTACTGCGTGAAGCAGTGCGAACTGAACGCAATGGAAGATGGCGGTTGGAACTGGTGAGCATGACCCGGGAGAAAAAAAATAACGCGCCGGAAACGGACAAGCTGCCACCGCATTCGATGGAGGCGGAGCAGGCTGTGATCGGCGGGATCGTGGAGGCTCCGACGGAGGGGATGTGCGAGTGCGCGGAGGCGGGGGTGACTACGGACTGGTTCTATGACGTGAGGCACCAGGTGCTTTACGGTGCGCTGCACGAGATGGACAAGGAGGGGAAGGGGATCGACACGATAACGCTTTACCAGTGGCTGAAGGACCGGAATCAGGACGGGGACATGGGCGGGCTTCCCTACCTCTCGGAGGTCCGAGACAAGGGGCTGGCGACGATGGTGGGGCATTACCTGGGAATTCTGCGCGAGAAATTTTTGCTGCGACGGATGCTGGCGATCAGCACGGGCACGGCGCTGGCCACGTTCGAGGAGTCCGACAGGCCGGACGAGCTGCTGGCGAAACTGGAGAAGCAGGTGCTGGCGCTGGGCGAGGAGCGGCCTGCGCGTGAGGTGAAGCTGCGGGAGGCGATCCTGAACGTGATAAACGAGATGGACGACTATCACCGCGGAGGTGCGCAGATACGCGGGCTGAGCACGGGGCTGGATGGGATGGACAAGCTGCTGCTGGGGATCGGCGGGAAGCACGGGAACTACATCGTGCTGAGCGGCAGGCCCGGGACGGGCAAGACGGCGCTGGCCACGCAAATCGCGCTGCACGCGGCGCTGGATTACGTGTGGTATGAGCCGGTGATGGAGGCGAAGGGTGGCGTGATGGTGCCGGTGATGGAGGGGGACAAGTTCAAGCTGACTTCGCATCGCGGGGTGCCGGTGGGGATTTTCTCACTGGAGATGGCGACGGATGCGCTGGCGCAGCGGATGCTTTTCCAGCGGGCCGGTGGCGATCTGCCGAAGTGGAACACGGGTTTCGGGGAGCAGCGGGACCTGCCGAAGCTGGCAAACGCGGCAGCGCGGCTGGGGGCCAGCAACATTTGGATTGACGATGAGGGCCGGTGCACGATTGACACGCTGAAGGCGAAGGCGCGGAGGATGTGGAAGGAGCACGGGATAAAGCTTTTCGTGATCGACTACATCCAGCTTATGCGCGGTGGGAAGCGGGTGCGGGAGGATCGGGTGCAGGAGCTGGCGGAGATTTCGGCGGAGCTTCAGAAGCTGGGGAAGGAGATGAACGTGCCGCTGATCGTGCTGGCGCAGATGAACCGGGATTACGAAAAAGACCCGAACCGCAAACCGAGGCTGAGCGATCTGAAGGATTGCGGGAGCATCGAGCAGGACGCGGACGTGGTGGGATTTCTCTACAGCCCGAAACTGAAAAAAGAGACGGACGAAAAAACGGAGGCGCTGCTGACTGAGGCGTACGGGGTGGACTGGAGCAAGCAGGCGAGGCGCGTGCACCTTGAATTCTGCAAGAACCGCTACGGGCAGGACGGGGAGGTGGCGCTGGTGTTCCGCCGCAACTGCACGTTTTACCATGACTGGTATCAGTGGCTGAAGGAGAAGGGATTTAAGGACCCCGCGAAGGGGGAGAAAGAACCGACGACTGCCGAGGAGCAGGAACTGGAAAGGATGACATGAAAGAAACCGAGACACCGAGGATCAGTAACGCACCGAGGACGAGCAACGCCTACAACTACACGGACAGTGGAACAGTGGTGGCAGTGATGAGCGGAGGGGCGGAGTGGAGCAGCGCCTCCCCGCTGAACGCGCTGGGCCTGTTCGGGAGCGGGCCGGAGTTTGTGCAGGAGAGCGACTATCCGACGATAGCCGCGTTCAGACAAAGATTTGCGCTTGATACGGTCAAGACGCAGGGGATGTGCGGGCTGGAAGGCCTGCTGAGCCAGCAACAAAAACAACAAACAAACCAAACAAAAAGTATGGGAAATGCAAATCGCAGAATCGTGCAGGTAGTCATCGCGGACCCGGAACCGAGTGTTCCGCTGGAGCACGCGGTGCTATTCAAGAGCGACGAACGGTTTACGGATCTGACGGATGCGGAACTGTTTTTCGAGGTGCCGATGGCGGAGACGCTGAAGGCGTTCAACGAGAAGCGGGTGAAGTGGCTGGATAAGGAAGCAAGCAAGCGATCCGGGAAGGATTGCTACCTGGAGCCGGTAAAAATCCGGGACCTGCGCATGGTGGTGGTGAACGTGGCGACGTTTTGAAGCTATGAACGCGTTCACAAGATTGCTGAGCGAGTTTCGCGAAGGCGCGAGCCTTGCCGAGCTGTCCACGAAGCTGGAGGGGCTGGTGGCAGCGGTGCGGGAGACGGGCCGGAAGGGGAAGCTGACCTACACGCTGATGATCCGGCCCGCATCGAGCGGGAACGAGGCGCTGGTGCTGCTGGATGAAATCGAGGTGAAGGCACCGCGAGCGGATCGGGACGGCGCAATTTTCTTTGCGACGGACGAGAACCGGCTGCAACGGGACAACCCGAAGCAGATGAAACTGGAACTGCGCGAGGTGGAGAAGCCCGCAGCGCCGGAAGTGAAGGAGCTGCCAGCGGTTGAGGCCGCAGCAGTGGCGATGGGAGGCTAGAGCGTGAGTGAATACTACCAACCAATAGAAAAAATGAATCAACCAAACGATGTGACGGAGATTCTGTCAGCCGGACGGGCGATAGGCCTGCCGGTGGAACCGAATGAGAATGGCCGGGACGTGGCCGTGGTGCCGAATGGCTACCGGCTGGAGGCGCTGGAGGGCCACGTGGAGAAATATCTGGACGCGCCACGCCGGACGAAGGTGAACCTGACGCTGGACACGGTGGACAGTTTCATCGCCTACGTGAAGGAGCACAAGACGGAGGCGACACGGGTGCTGGTGCAGAACGCACTGTGTGGCCACATGGTGGGAGCAACGCCGATATTCGAAGCGTGGATTGATTTCCATGCCCCGGGAAAGCCGAGCTGGCGGGAACACAGTGCCAGGTGCGTGCTTCAGTACACGCCGGACTGGGCGGCGTGGGCCGAATCGAGCGGGACGCGCTACGAGCAGGCAGCATTTGCGGAATTCATCGAAAAACACCAGGGCCAGGTGACGATGCCGACGGGCGCGGAGCTGCTGGAGCTGGTGACGACGCTGGAGGGGAGCACGGAGGCGCGTTACACGCAGATAATCAACCTGGAAAACGGGCGAAAACGGGCCTGCTACGAGCGGGACGTGACGCTGAAGGGCAATACGGGGACGGAAAGCAAGACGGTGGACTTCCCGAACCAGCTTTTGCTCGCATTACCGCCATTTGAAGGCGGCGCGACGTACAAAGTCGCAGCGCGGATGCGTTACCGGCTGAGCAACGGGTGCATCACGTTCTGGTACGAGCTGGTGGACCCGGTTTTGATCCTGCGTGACGCGGTGAAGGAGTCACTGGGGAAGATTGCGAAGGAACTGGGGATCAATCCGCTTTGGGGAGCGATCCGATAACCATGAAAGTGGTTATTATCATCGGCGGAGGGTGTGAGGTGCAGTCCAAACCGCATTTCGACTTCCGCGTAGGTCAACCACAACCAAAAAAAGGAAAGAACAACATGCTAGAGATAAGTATAACGAACGAGCAGCAGGTGAAGGTGACGCTGGCACCAGTAACAGCGACAGGAAAGCCCGCGCAACTGGATGGAGCGCCGAGCTGGAGCAAGGCATCCGGTTCGTCCACGTTCAAGGTGAGTTCGGACGGGTTATCGGCCACGCTGGTATCGAGTGATACGCCGGGAGAGTCGATGTTTAACGTGGAGGCGGACGCGGACCTGGGGGACGGGGTGCAAACCATTTCGGACGCGATCAAACTGATCGTGAACGGAGCGCAGGCTACCTCCCTTGGGATGACTGTAGGTTTGCCTGAAGCAAAACCATAAGGAGACGTAGTGGGTCCAGTGCTGGAACAGGCGGGGGGATACGAGCGGCTGATGGCTTTACTGAAGCCTACGCCGCATCGTGTCCTCCCGTTGCCCAGGCAGGAGCAGGTGATGGCGCTGCTGGACGGGCCGGAGGGCCTGAAGCGGGTGCATGAGATATTCAAGCAGCGCGAGGAGGCGATAGAACGGGAGCAACTGGACCCGTATCGCTACGGGATGGTGCTGGAGCCGTGGCGGGATGCGATGGAGCTGCTGGGGGAGTGCTTCATCCTGGCAGTGTTCGGCGGGAACCGAGCGGCCAAGACAGAATTTGGGGCGTGGTGGGGAGTGAAGAAGCTGGTAGAGAAGCCAGCGGCGCAGGGGCTATGGCTGCATGAGTCAGAGCAGACGAGCATAGACGTGCAGCAACTGGCGGTGCACAAGTATCTGCCGCTGGAGTGGAAGGAGGCTAAGAAGTCGAAGATAACGAACATAAGCTGGAGCCGGAAAAACGGGTTCAGCGATAACAAGCTGGTGCTGCCGAATGGTTCGGTGGGGAAGTTCGGGAGCTACAAGCAGGACATAGGTGATTACGAGGGGCTGGAATACGATTTCATTGTAGCGGACGAAAACCTGCCGCTGGCCTGGCTGCGCACGTTGCTGGTGCGGTTGGCAACTCGTGCCGGCAAATTTATTTGGTGCTACACGCCTATCCGGGGGCTGACGCCAGCGGGAAAGGAAATTACTGACGGAGCGATAACGCTGGAGACAAGGCCGGTGGACGCGGACGTGCTGGACCCGCTGACGGTGCATGTAGAGGGGTGCCCACGCGGGACGATGCCCTACACCCAACGCTCGCCCTACGGAGCGGGTGAGACGCGGATTATCTACTTCCATTCCGACATGAATCCCTACGGGGGTTATGAGGAGCTGAAGAAGATGCTTCGGGGGTTCGATA